ACAGTGATTCCGAAGGGTATGAAGGTGAGATGGTACAAGGTAAAGCATCTTCAGCTGTTGATGGATTTAGAAGTCAAGCTGAAGTTGTACGTGCAATGGCTGATCCACGTTATGAAAATGATCCTGCATACAGACAGGATGTATATGAAAAATTAGAACGTTCACAAGTTAATTTCTAAGGAGAATTATTATGGCAACAGACATCACTGACATACGAACTCACTATGCTCCGCAGGAGACAGAACACGTAGCTGATAATGGTGTGACATATGTAGTACAATCATCCGGCAACAGCTGGTTCCTTGCACCTTATCGCGAGCAAGGTAGTATAGCAAGCTATGAACATGCTAAAGTAGCACCTAAAGGCGTAGAAAGTCTTAATGCTTCACCACCTAATACAGGAACCGGTGCAACTGGTTTCGATATAACACCACCTACTACCACTCGTCACCTTTATACAAGTCAGTACGATTAATGCCTAAAGGAAAAGGTACCTACGGTACAAAGAAAGGTAGACCACCTAAAAAATAATCAACGTCCGTTCATCTCTTTCAACCAGAGACGCATGACACCCAAGCATGGAACGGGGCTTGGTATATGGATTTTACAATGACTGTAACTTACGTATATCGTGGCGTTGAGTACACCAAAACTACAAAGTAAATGAATCGACATCAATCAAGTGGAGCTGTTGCTGGCCCTTCTGCTTATAAATTAATAGAAGAGAAGCATGATGCTTATTCTCATCACAATAAACCAGAGGAGCATGAGCCTCCAAAGGAAGAGTTCGATGAGAACATAGATCTAGAAACAGCTCTAACATCTTTGTGAAGAAACTCAATGAATTATGGATAGTGGTCTTCGGGCTGCTATCCTTTTTTATTATGGTAGAAAGTATGCACTTAAACTACCATAGGTCAGAGACACCTCAGTGTCGGATCTCTGACTAATTGGCTTCTGGCCCTGTACGCAGGATACCCTTTAGCCGTCTAGACGGTGGGAAAGACCACAACAAATGATCAAAAAATTTCAGCTGAAGAAAGTCAATATAAATTTATCCCATAACAATGGCACATCAAAATAGTACCACTACCACAAGTTTAACCTGGGGTGGTGCTGATAACGGTGCAGCTACAACAACTGCTGCACGTAGAGAATTATATCTCAAGCTCTTTAGTGGAGAGCTATTCAAAGGATTCCAACGCAATACAATTGCTAGAGACCTTATCACTAAGCGTACCTTGAAGAACGGTAAGTCTTTACAGTTCATCTACACAGGTCGCACTAATGCGGAATTCCATACACCAGGAAATTCTATACTAGGTAACGGTGACGGAGCACCTCCTGTAGCTGAGAAGACAATCACTTGCGACGATCTATTAATCTCAAGTGCATTCGTTTATGAGCTAGATGAGACTCTTGCACACTATGACCTACGTGGAGAAATCTCACGTAAGATTGGTTACGCATTAGCAGAGAATTATGATAGAAGAATCTTTAGAGCTGTAGCAAAAGCTGCACGTAAAGCTTCACCTATCACAAAGACAAGCTACGTCGAGCCAGGCGGAACTCAGATTCAAGTAGGTACAGCAACTAACTCTGGTGCTGAAGCTTATGATCCTGACAAACTAGTAACTGCATTCTATGATGCTGCAGCTGCACTAGATGAGAAGGGAGTTTCAACTGAAGGTCGTGTAGCAGTACTAAACCCACGTCAGTACTATGCTCTTATTAAGGGTCTAGATGGATCAGGTATTGGTGCTTACCTAGTAAACAGAGACGAGCAAGGAGATGCCCTACAATCAGGTAAGGGTGTTTATGAGATTGCTGGTATCAAGATTTACAAGTCAATGAACATACCATTCTTCGGTAAGTTCGGTACTAAGTATGGTACTGCATCCTCAACTGCTCCAGGTACAACTGATCCTGGTAACACAGGTTCATTCGTTGGTGAAGCAATGGGTGATCAACATGCTAACGCAACTCCTTCTGGACAGCGTACCGTAAATGACTACGGACAAGAAGCTAAGTTCAACAACACTTGTGGACTTATATTCCAGAAAGAAGCTGTAGGTTGTGTTGAAGCAATCGGACCTCAAGTTCAAGTAACATCAGGAGATGTATCAGTCATCTACCAAGGAGATGTTATACTCGGACGTCTCGCAATGGGAGCCGACTATCTAAACCCAGCTGCTGCTGTAGAATTGTTCTGTGGAACAAACACTAAGCCTGCTGCATTCGGTTAATATTATTCACACGGGGGAGTCAACACTCCCCTTTTTTATTATAAAATTTTATGGCTTCCACAACAATTGATACCGAGACAGAACTCTCCGCAGTTAATTCAATACTGGGAGCTATCGGTCAGTCACCAGTCACTTCAATAGTAAAAGAAAATCCAGAAGTAGGATTTATATATAATTTACTAAGAGATTCTAATGTTGATTTACAGAATGAAGGCTGGCACTTCAACACAGAAAGACATGTAGAGTATACACCTGATGTCAATGGTAAAATAGCTGTTGGCAATGATATATTAAGAATGGATACTACAGATGGCTGGGTAGATAGAACTCATGATGTAGTAAAAAGGAATGGTTTTCTATATGATAAGTATAATCATACTGATGACTTCTCAGATCACACTACAATTAAATTAGATATAGTTAAACTAATAGCTTTTGAAGATATACCTTCTGTATTCCAAAGGTATATAATATATAAAGCTAGTCGTATGGCAGCTACACAGCTTGTAGCTAACGCTCAACTAGTACAACTACTAACACTACAAGAACAACAAGCAAGAGCAACTTGTCAAGAGTATGAATGTAATCAAGGTAATCATAATATGTTTGGTCTACCAGAAGATTCTGTTTACACCGCATACGAACCTTGGAAAAATCTTAGAAGATAATGGCAGGTATTACACAAACTATACCTAGTTATACTGGTGGCATCTCTGAACAACCTGATCAATTAAAGTTTCCAGGGCAGGTAAAGAGTGTACAGAATGCTATACCAGATATAATAAATGGGTTATACAAAAGACCTGGATCAAAACGAATAGGAACTACACCATTAGCTAACGTACAGCCTAATGGTTCTTGGTTCCATTACTATAGAGATGAAACAGAAGGATCGTATATAGGTCAAGTAGCAGCTGACGGTAAGGTTAGAATATGGAGTTGCAATGATGGTGCTGAAAAGAATGTATGGTATGATACAGATAACAGTGCATATAATAGTGGTATCGCTGCTCATACATCTATTACTAATTATCTCTCAGCAAGTCATTCAGAAGATGTTCAAGCATTAACTATTAATGATACTACATTCTTAAATAATAGAGATACTAATGTAAGTACTATAAATACTACAGCTGCTAGACCTGAAAATCATTATGCTTATGTAGAATTACTACGTACAGAGAATGGTAGACAGTATGGTTTAAATATATATAATAATAGTAATACTACTACTTTAAAAAGAGCTACTAGAATAAAAATATCTTCTGATACTTTATCTGAAGCAGCTGGGACTGGAACATGTCCAGGTATAGGTACTCAAGTATTCGGAGGTAGTGATACGGATACTGGAAGTAGAAAGAATCTAACTTTTCGCATCACTATACATGGTCAGCAAGGTCAGATAAATGGTTATGATGATGCTGTACCTGCTAGTACTTATAGTTGTTCTTATAATAGAAACATATCTTTACTACATGGTGGAGAGGATTGGGAGACTGGAGATACAACTACAGTTACTTTAACTCAAGCTAAAACAAATTATGATTATACTGTACGAGTAGAAGATCATGAAGAAGTAGCTGTTAAAGCTAATCTAGCTATGATAAGACCAGCTCCTACTCCGTTTGATGCAGATACTTCTGTAACTGTAGATACTATATTAGGTGGTATAATTGCTGATCTTCCTGGTGGTATAAGTTATAAAATAATAGGTAATGGTCTTTATTTACATTCTACTAGTTCATTTAATGTAGAAGTAGTAGATCAAGATCTCATGAGAGTCATGGGTACTGAGATAAACGATGTAACTGCTTTACCTATTCAAATGAGACATGGTGCTATTGTTAAAGTAGCTAACACTAGAATGTCTGCTGAAGATGATTACTATTTAAAATTTAAAGGTGAGAATGATCTTGATGGTAAAGGTACATGGGAAGAGTGTCCAGCTCCAGGTATAGATAAAAGTTTTCGTTCTTCTACTATGCCTCATGTACTTCAACGACAAGCTGATGGAGATTTCTTAGTTAAGAAATATACATGGGCATCCCGTGAAGTAGGAGATGATGAAACTAATCCTATACCTTCCTTCGTAGGTAACAAGATAAATAGAGTATGTTTCTTTCGTAATAGATTAACATTTCTATCTGGTGAGAATGTAATAACAGCTAGACCTGGAAACCTAACAGAACCTAACTTTTGGTCTGACACAGCTCTCACAGTATCAGGTATAGACCCTATAGATATTTCATGTTCTTCTACATTCCCATCTGATTTATATGATGCTATAGAAATACCATCTGGATTACTATGTTTCAGTACTAATGAGCAATACTTATTTTCTTCAGATGCTGAGATAATGAATCCAGATACTGCTAAATTAAGATCAGTATCTAGATATAATTATAATGAAGTTGTGCCTCCTATATCATTAGGTAATACTGTTGGGTATATAGATAACTCTAATAAACATACTAGGTTTATGGAGATGGCACAAATAGGTAGAGAACAAGAGGCTGTTGTAGTTAATTCTTCTGAACTGGTACCTACACTTATACCTAAAGATATTGATTTACTAACAAACTCAAGAGAAAATAATATAGTATTATTTGGTAAGACAGATTCAGATGAAGTGATAGGGTTTAAATATTTAAGACAGGGAGACAAATCTTTACAGTCTGCTTGGTTTAAATGGAAACATAATAACCCACTTAAATATCATTTCATTGTTAATGATCAATACTATTTCTTAGATACAGATAACTTCTTACAAAGTATAAATCTGACACAAGAGACTGGAGATCCTAGTATTACTCAGGATAGTGTTGAGTATCTAATACATTTAGATAACTGGACTACTGTAACTAATGGATCTTATAGTGCTACTACTAAACTAACAACATTTACTAATCAATCTGATTGGATAGATCAAGTAACCTCACCTAATGGTACACTTGTGTTAGTTGATATAAATGCTGGTGCTCATAGAGTAGGTAGATATGCAGAGTGTAGTGTTATCAATGGTGATGACTTTACAGTACCAGGAGATTGGTCTACAGGTGCATTCTATATAGGTTATTTATATGAATATAATGTACAGTTCCCTAGATTCTATTTACAGAAATCAGAAGGAGAATCAGTACAATCAGATGTAAACTCTAAACTTACTGTACATAGAATGAAGTTAAACTTTGGTAAGATAGGTTTATATGAAACTACATTAACTAGAGTAGGTAAAGCTGACTATACTGAAGTATATGAATCTGCTGATTTAGATGAGTATAATGTATCAGACGCTCCATATTTATCAGAAAAAATTAAAGAGATTCCAGTGTATGAAAGAAATACAAATGTAGATGTAACTTTAAAATCCTCCCATCCAGCACCTGCTACCTTAAGAGCTATGTCTTGGGAAGGTGACTGGTCCCCTATGCACTATAGACGTGTCTAAATATATTCACCCTGCAACAATTGAGGCTGCAATTACTGTAGCCTCTAATTTACTTCCAGAAGACCGTAGAGAGGTCGAAGAAGGTCATGGGCTAGATCCTATGGAAGAACTCACTTTGGCTGTTCACAGGTACTCCTGTGTATGGTTTGAAGTGCCTAACGGCAAGACTGCTGGTATGGCTGGAGTTGGTCCTAATGGTGAAGTCTGGATGTTATGCACACCTGCAATACATGATTACCCTATAACCTTCGCAAGGGAAGCAAAGCGATTCATTGAGAGTAGATCTGAACCGCTATTATGGAACATCGTTGATAAACGTAATATTGTTCATTTAAAACTACTCAAGTTTTTAGGCTTTAAATTTTTGAGAGAAATTTCTCACGGGCCTAAACAATTACCCTTTATAGAATTTTGCCGTGTGTGCTCCCGATCCTAATGCTGGCATAAGAATGCAAGCAAAGTTAGAAAAACAAAAGAAAGATGCTAGGTACAGATCAGATTCTTTAAAGTACTGGAACAGAGAAGTCAGTGCTAAACAAAGACAAGGCAGCCTAACTAAAGGCTTAAGTCGTACTAGAAGTGATGCTTACTCTAAAGCTCTTTGGACTTTAGGTAAAGGTAGGTTAGCTAATGCGAATCTTTACAAATCAAAAACAAATCTAAGAGGGAAACAAGTAGATCTCAAGAGAGGTGTTTCTCGTTCTAATAGGTACATGTCTGCTAAGTATAAAGAGATACTAGATAAACAAAGGCAGATAGAAAGTACAATTAATAATACATTTGGTAGGAATATGGATATAGCTAATCAAATGATTACCCGTAACCATATGCAACAAGTAGCTAAGAATAGACAAGCTCTTGGTACTAGACCTGAATATGGTGTTCCTGTCATGATGCCTCCTAGAGACACAATGGGACAGATGTTTAATAGTATATCAATGGGTTTAAGTATAGCTTCTCTATTTGCTGCAAGTGATATTAGATTGAAAGAAAACATCAAAGAAGTTGGTAAATCAGACAAAGGTTTCAGGATTTTTGAATGGAATTATAAACATAGTAATGAGCGTTACCGTGGTGTCATAGCACAGGATGTTATGAAGATAGAACCTACTGCTGTTATGGTTAATAATACTGGATACCTAGCTGTTAATTATGCTAAAACTGACGTACCATTTGAGGTGATATCATGAGTGATTCAAACTTAGCTTTAATGTACAAGCTGGATACTCTTCCTACCGCTGGTGCGAAGAGTAACTACCAGCCTGAAATAGCTGACATGACTGAATCAGTCAATAAAAATATTGATGAAACTCAGAAGGGTATTGATGCTCACTTTGATCAGCTAATCAAGATATATAATCATCAACATGAAAAAGCTTCTAATCGTCCAGCAGAGCTTGTTAAGATGTTGAGACAGGGCAAAGAAGATGTAGAAGAGATAAAGAAATGGAATAAAGCTCATCAAGCTTATCGTAAATATTCTAAAAGACTACAAGACCAACGTGCTAATCATGAGAATATCTATGGTGGTGATGCTTGGGAACACTATGATCGTAAAGGAGAATTTGATCCTGAAGTATTAGCTGAGATAAATGCTAAAGAAGAGCGTCTAAACATCAAAGCAACTGCTATAGATTATGGTGGTCAGATAAGAGAAGCTAATCCTTATGAAGCTAATGAATTAATACTTGGACCAGACCAAGCTTATGAGAAAGAGAATGCGTTCTATGAAGATGTAGATAGTCTACTTGTTCACCATGAATCTTCTTATAGACCTAGAGCTGAAGCTGGTATGAAGGTACATATACCGGGACAGTTTACACCTGATGGATCTAAGATATATAAGACTTATGATGAAGCTATCGATTCAGCAGAGAAGAGATACATAAGTGATGTTATTGATTCTTGGTATGCTTATAAACATGAGGATATAGCTGGTGGTAGATTTGGTCTTTGGAAGAAAGACTTTATTAATACACTGATTGATAGAGATAAAGCTAGAATCAAAAAAGAATTAGAAACTGATTCTGCTGCATTAAAAGAGATTCAACAAGAGAATCGTGCTAAAGATTTAAAGATTAAAATCAAAAAAGATCCTGGTTATCTTATAACTTATCTACATACCTACAAAGGACTACATGGTGGTAAGTATAATTTAGCTAGACAAGAAGCTTTTGATACTTTAATCAGAGGTGTTCAAACTGGTGTATTAACTAGAGAAGATATTCAACCTGTACTAGATCATAAGTTCTTAGCTCACGATAGTACTCCACAGAATCCTCACATAGTTACTGCTAGAAGTTACTGGAAGAAAGATACTAGGAGATTACTTAAAGCTTTATCTAATTCTGAGAAAGCTGAATTTGAAGAATCAAAAGCTAATAGAGAAGCTGCTATTAATACAAGAGCTAGTGATATTGTAGCTGCTCTTGATGCTAATGATGCTCCTATCACTTTTCAATCAGTTAGTAATATACAGAAGAAATTCATGCAGGAGTTTGGACTACGTGATCCAGAACAACTACCTAACATCATTAAGAACTTACCTTATGATGGTATGATAGATGATATAGCTTTAGATCAAGACTTAACTTGGAGACATTATACTTTAAACCAACAGATTACTCCACATGATCTAAGAGGGTTCACAGATCCTGCCTTACATAAGAAGTGGAATCAAATAGTTAAATCTGAAGTAGGTTTAACTCAAGCTGCTACTAGTAGACGTAATACAGCTGTATCAGCTGAAGTTACAGCTAGAACTTTAGAGTCTGATGTAAACAAAGCTAGAACTCCTAAGTGGACATCTAACTATGAACAGGCTATTAGAGAATATGATGCAGTATATAACAAAGCAATAGAGAACAATGCGTCTGATCTAGATGCTCACAGAGAGGCTATGAGTGCTGTTAAAGATGGTTTATGGAAAGAAGTATCCCCAGGTGTTTATCAGTGGGATAACAGGCAAGTATCAACATATGATCCCTCTCCTACTAGACAGATCAATACTATAGCATTAGCTATTGCTAAAGATCGTAATGTTATTTATAGCTCTCAACCGTGGGAAGGTGAAGAACCACATTTAAAAGAAGCTGCTGAGTATATAGCTAAGAGTCGTAAAGGTAGACGAGTATCACAACCTGAATTCTACAGACAACTAGCTAGAAGAATAGGTGCTAATACAGAGAGACTTATTGCTGATAGATTAATTGCTACTGGAGCTATTAAAGATAATGAAATAGAAATTCCAGAAGAGAAGAACTTATCAGTAGATCATCAGAAACTATTACTTAAACCATCTGGGTCTAAGACATACCGTGTCACTCAGGAGAATGAGGATTTAGTATGGATGTTAGATACAGTAGCTTCTCCTACAGCTGAAGCTAATGGAGGCTATACTGCTATACGTAATCCTAATGGACAGTATGTGAGTATAGAAGACGTATTAGGTAAACCTTTAAATGAAGTAGTAGCCGGAGATGTACTTCAATTAATCAATGAAGGCTATACAAATATTGGTCGTTATGATATAACTCCTGAAGCTTACATGTCTATATTCCTGTCTAATGGATTAACAGGTGATATACCATTTGATGAGAAAGGACAAGACTTAGTTGTATTAAGTAGATTAAGACAGAAAGCACAGGCTGCTAATAGCTATTCTGTATTGAATAGTAGATATAGAAGATTAGTTAATATACCAGAGGAGGACCATCAAAGGTTCTTAGAGACAGTCGGAGAACTACCCACATGGCTGAGACTAGATACATTACTTCCTGAAGCTGCCAAGGAGCTTGTAAGAAGTACATTAACACAAGAATAAAATGCCAATAGATATCCAACTAGATCCAGAAGATATTGAATCAGCGGTGAATGCCAGTAATGAATTCATTGATGGACTAGAAAAGAAAAAGGAAGCTAGAGAGGTTGTAGCTCAAGAAGCTGCTGCTGAAGAAACTCAAGCTAAGGCTGAGTTGGCTGATCCTAGAGAAAAAGAAAATTGGGGTGTTGCTGCATTTGCAAAAGAAGGTCAATCTATTCTATCAGGTGGTATCCAAGATACCGCCTCCTCAATAACTACATTTCCAGAACGTACAATTGATGCTCTCACTGGAGAAATATCTAGAGAACGTAAAGAGAAAGGTTACTATAGACCAGAGTGGGACCCATTTGTAGATGAAGAGAATCCAATAGAAACAAAGACTTGGTGGGGTAAACTCTTAAGAGGTACTGTACACTTCGGTACTATGGCTGCTGCTATTATACCTACTGCCAAATACACAGCTGCTAGAGTAGGTATTACTGGTACTGGTATATTAGCTAACTCTTTCGTTAGAGCTGGTGCTGTCGGTGCTACATCTGATTTAATATCTAAAGAATCAGATGGTCATAATGCTTTAGGTATGCTTAGAGAGAAGTATGGATGGATAGATACACCACTGACAACAAGAGAAACAGATCATCCTATTATGATGAAACTCAAGAATATACTTGAGGGTATTGGTATAGGTACTGCTTTCGATGGTGTAGCTATGTTACTAGGTAGAGGATCTAAGAAAGTAATAAAACAGATTCAAGATAGGAACGATAGTATTCCTAAAATGGATACTGAATTAGCAGTAGAACAGATAAGAAAAGCAGATCCTGACTTCAGAGCTTCTAAGAATAGACCTGTAGCTGATAGATCTCAAGGAGCTTATACATCAGAACAGAAACCATATGATGCTTTAACTACTTACAGACGTGTAAAGAATGATTACGGTTCTAAAGATGGTTCTGTAGGACGTATAGCTACTCCTATTGAATTAGAACGTATAGCTAGAGAAGGTGACTTAAGTGAATATACTGCACAGCGTATCCTTAAATCTCTATTAGGTGATCAAAGATACCAAGCTGAAATAGGACTAGTTAAAGCAGGTAGAAAGACACTCATGGAAACATGGGGTGATGCTATTGAATCATATCAAAAGATAACTCTAGGTAGAGATGCTGGTGATATGAGTCCAGAAGAATTCCTTCAAGATATACTTAGATATAAAACTTCTTACCCTGTCATTAAAGGTGGTAAGCAGATTGATTCAATTGAAACATTAGTTAGTGAGAATATAGTAGTAGCTGATTTACTAGTCGGTTCCTTACTACATCAGATTAGAGACTATGGTATCTCAGGAAGAGAGATAGCTGATATGGTTGATCTAGGTGATATAGATGGACCAGCTGCTCAAGTGATAGACACCATGCTCTACTTACTTAGAGAAACTAAAAAAGCAAGGATTGTTAAATCAAATGACTTCAGAGCAATTGGTGCAGGTAAACAGAATCAGTTCCTAACTGAAACTCTAACTAAAGAGATGGCGGATACTAAGGATTCTATTATGTCTATCTTAAAGATAGCTAAAGATGATCCAGATCCTGCTTTAATGAATGCTTTATTTGAAGTATTCTCATCTATGAAAACTGTTAATCAAGTTGAGGATTTCTATTCTTGGGCTAGAAAGATGATCAGAGGGGGTTCAATGGACCCTAGTCAACCAAATAGAACTGGTGCTTTGATCAGAGAACTAGGAGCAATGATGACTAATAGTATTCTTAGTGGTATTAGAACACCAATGAGAGCTGTTATGGGTACTGCTACTGCTACCTTTATGAAGCCTATGTCTACAACTTTAGGTGCTGCTATGAGGTATCCATTTACAGGAGATACTGCTACTCTACGGGCTGGCATATCTTCTATGAATGCTATGATGGAATCAATACCTGACGCATATAATGTATTTAAAACTAGATTAGATAGCTACTGGAGTGGAGATATAGCTACTATTAAAACACGTTTCTATGACTTTACTAAAGGAGACGAGAACTGGGAATTACTTCGTAGATTCTATGAAAGTGATAAAGCTACTGCCGGAGATAAAGCCTTATTTAATATGGCTAATATGGCAAGAGAATTTAATAATAATAAGTTCTTAACCTACTCAACTAGAGTTATGGCTGCTACTGACGATACCTTTGCGTACATGTTAGGTAGAGCTAAAGCTAGAGAGAAGGCTATGCGTAAGGTTTTAGATATACAAGCTCGAGGTGGTAGGACACCTGAGATTACTCCAGAAGTAATGAGAGCATATGAACAGGAATTCTATGGTGAGATATGGGATCAAACAACAGGAGAACTAAGGGATGAAGCAACTAAATGGGCTAGAAAAGAAGTAACACTACAAACACCTCTAGAGGGATTCTCTAAAGGTTTGAATGATGTCTTTGCAGCTAACCCGTGGGCTAAACCTTTCTTCCTATTTGCTAGAACAGGTGTTAGTGGATTAACATTAACTGCTAAACATACACCTGGATTCAACTTCTTAGTAAAAGAATTCAACGATGTAGCTAGAGCTACTGCTGATAATTTAGAAGACGTAGCCAAGTATGGTATCACTACCCCTGAAGAACTAGCTAATGCTAAGGCATTACAGACTGGTCGTTTAGCTATAGGTAGTGCTACAGTAGCTATGACTAGTTGGGCTTGGATGTCTGGTAGAATAACAGGTAATGGTCCTGTTGATAGACAAAAAAGACAGATGTGGATTGATGCTGGATGGAGACCAAGACAGTTTAAACTGGGTGGTGTCTGGATAGGTTATGATGCAATTGAACCATTCAACCAAATATTCTCTACTATCGCTGATATAGGAGATTATAGTTTATTAATGGGAGATGAATGGACAGAGAATCAACTACAGAAAGTAAGTTTAGTTATGGCACAAGCTATATCAAGTAAGTCTTACTTCGCTGGTATACAGCAAATGGTTGATATGGTAGCTGGTAGACCTGGACAACAGAACAGAATATTAGCTAATTTATTAAATAATCAGATACCATTAGCAGGTTTACGTAATGATTTAGGTAAGTTATTTACCCCATATATGCGTGAATTAAACTCTGGTATAGGTGATTCAATAAGAAATAGAAACTTAATATCTGAATATTTACCTGGAGATGACTTACCTATCAAGTATGATATACTTAATGGTAAGCCTATAAAAGATTATGACTTCATGACTAGAGCATTCAATACTATTAGTCCTGTATCATTAAATCTAGATCAAAGTCCTGGTAGAAAATTACTATTCGATAGTGGATACGACATTCGTCTATCTACATATATGTCTCCTGATAATATAGATTTATCCGATCACCCCCGAATACGCTCTATGTTCCAAAGAGCTATAGGTAAACAGAACTTAGAATATAAGTTGACTAACTTAGCTAAACAACCTAAAATCCAAGCATCTCTAGATGAAATGTATAAGGATATAAGAGGTGGAAATAGAGGTAAGTATGAGGATGAAGACTATTATCACAACATGAGGATTGATGCAATCTTCCAAGAAGCGAGACGAAAGGCGTGGGCTTCAATAATGAGAGATCCAAGAATAGAAGCACTAAGGTCTGAAAAGCTATTATCTGATAGATTAAAATATCAAAAGCAAGATAAAACAAGAAACATTCTCTCTATTCCAAAATAACAAATGGCAAGTTTTAAACAATATACAGCAAGTGGGGGTGCTTCTGAAGCTTTTTCTATTCCAACCTTCTCTTCTGATGAAATTAAAGTATATGTAGATGGTGTATTAAAAACAGCAACTACACATTATAATATAACAAGTTATACAGTTAATGGTGGTACAGTAACTTGGACTACTGGTAACGTACCTAATGGTGTCGTTGTTCGTATCGTAAGAGATACAGATGTATCAAGTGCTAGAGCTACATACTCAGCAGGTTCTTCTATTAAAGCAGGTGATCTAAATGATAACCAAACACAAGCTTTAAGAGCTTTAGAAGAAGATGATCATTTAATACAGGGTTATGACTTTGAAGATGGAGTTATTACTTCAGCTAAATTTAAAGATGCTGCAATTACAACAGCTAAATTAGCAGATGGTTCAGTTACTACAGCTAAGATTGCTGCAGATGCTATAACTACAGCTAAGATTGCTGATGATGCTGTTACACAGGCTAAACTAGCAAACAACTCTGTAGGTGGTAGTCAAATAATTAATGGAGCTATTGATTCAAATGAACTAGCAGATAATGCAGTTACTACAGCTAAGATAGCTGATGGTCAAATAACTCAAGCTAAGTTAGGTAGCGTTAATATAATTGGTACAGATCAAATAGTAAACAGCGCAGTAACGTCAGATAAGTTAGCTGTAGGGGCAGTTATAACTGCTAAGTTAGATAATAATGCTGTAACTACAGGGAAGATAGCAGACGGACAAGTTACTACAGCTAAGATAGCTGCAGATGCTATAGATGGTACTAAGATAGCAGACAATGCTATTGGTTCTGAACATATAGCTGCTAATGCTGTTACTACTTCAGAAATAGCCGATGCTGAACTCACAACGCTTGCTGGTATGCAGTCAGGTACTGCATCTATTCTGGCAAGTGGTACTGCTCTTACTGCGACTCTTGCCGAAATTAATACGGTGGTCGATGGTAAGTCTGTTGAAACTACTATATCAGATACTGATGCCGCATACCCTACTAGTGGAGCTGTTGTCGATTATGTTGCTGCTCAGATTGCACCTATTGGTGGATTAGAAGTTATTGCAACAGATGCAGCATTCCCTAATACTCAACCTGCAGCTGGTGTAGTTATATCTATAGCTGATGCTGGTGGTCTTGTTGTTAGCTCTGGTACTAGTACTACAGCTAGAACTGTAGGCGGTTCAACAGTAACTATTAATAATATAGCTTCTAACTTCAATGGCTCTACTATTGCTGATGGAGTAGCTATGATGGTTAGTTCTACTGGCTCTGGTCAGATATATAACTATCATAAAGCAACACTTAAAGAAGCTGATTTACTAAGTTTAAGTAATGATATAAACGACTTTGCTGAACGATATAGAGTTCATAATTTTGGAAACGGAAACCCCTCTAATCCAGATGAAGGTGATTTAGCATTTGATACTAATGCTAACAAGATGAAGGTCTATGATGGCTCATCTTGGGGTGAAGTAACTTCTACTGGTGATTTTAAATTCCTCGTTGCTGTTGATGCTGGTACAACTACAGCAGCTACATTTGATGGTAGTGATACAAGTTTTGATTTAAAAGAGGCTACTAATAGTGGTAGTGCAGCTAGTGTAAGTAATATCAATCAGTTAATGGTTGTATTAAATGGAGTTGTACAGAAACCTAATGCTGGTTCTTGGAGTGCAAGTAATGAAGGTTTCCATTTAACAGATGCTGATACTATTAGATTCTGTACTGCACCTGCAACTGGTTCTACATGTTTTATTGTACAATCTGGTTCTGCTGTAAGCATCCCTACACCAGGAAATAATACAGTATCTACAGATACAATACAGAACTTAGCAGTTACACAAGGAAAACTTGCTAATGAAGCTGTTAATGAATCTAAGTTACAAGTATCTAATTCCCCAACTAACGGTTATGTCCTAACAGCTCAATCTGGTAACACAGGTGGTTTAACATGGGCTGAACAATCAGCAACTGGTGGAGCTGTAGGTGGTGGTTCTGATACTGTATTTTGGGAGAATGGTCAAACAGTAACCACTAACTATACTATAACCAACAACACCAATGCAGGTTCATTTGGACCTATAACAATAAATTCAGGTGTCACTGTAACAGTCGGCTCTGGAGAAAACTGGACAATCGTTTAAAATTATGACAATAACAATTAATGGAAACGGTACCGTCACAGGAGTCTCTGTAGGCGGCTTACCTGATGGAATAGTAGATACAGATATGATTGCTGCTAGTGCAGTGACAGCAGCAAAATCTAGTGGTTCAGCAAAAGGTATAACTGAATTTGATATGTGGAGGGTCACTTCTAATTTTACCCAACAAAATGCAGATATTACCTCAAACTGGGAAAGAGCAGATACAAACTTTGAAAAAATAGGTACTGGCTTAACTGAATCAAGTGGTATTTTTACCTTTCCTTCTAATGGTATATGGTTGGTTGGTTTTATGGCTTATATTTGGACAAGTGCTGCACCAGATCATGCTGGGATATCGATTAAGGTATCTAATAATAGTGGAGGTAGTTATGATGTAAGAACTGAAACATTAACAAGTGTTAATGATGATGAGTTAGCTGCAAGTCTTTTTACAACAACCTGTTTAGATATATCAAACGCAGCAGCTATGCCAATGAAATTTACAACAGTAGCAGCAGCTTCAATTTCATGGAATGGACATACAGACCAACAAAGAACTGGCTTCTGGACTCTAAAATTAGGAGATACATAACATGAATATACAAACAGGAAGAGCAGATCACATTGAAGACTATTTAATCACTGTCAGAGATGGACAATGGTTTGGCTGGTCTGACTCAAAGAATAAAGTTTATGCAAATCTAATCGTACATGACGGTGGTTCTAAACCTAGTGAAGCTGACGTAAATGCAGGACTTAAGAAGTTACAAGATGACTTCGACGCTTTAGATTATGCTCGTAAAAGAGCTAAAGAATACCCTTCTGTGGTCGATCAGTTGGATGACATCTACCATAACGGTATAGATGGATGGAAGACGACTATTAAAAAAACTAAAGATAAATACCCTAAATCATGAGTACATTAAAATTAACAGCTGACGGAGGTGGAGGAACCATAGCTCTTAAAGGTCCAGCTGCAACAACAGGTAATAGCGATTTCATCCTTACTCTTCCAGTAAATGATGGATCTGCAGATGAAGCTTTAAAAACAAACGGTTCAGGTACACTCAGTTGGGGAGCTGTCTCCGCAGGTGGAGCCTCTAATATCTCTTTTAATAGTGGAAATGGTATTGACTTTTCATCGACAAGTGATGGGTCTGGTACAACGTCAAGTGAGCTTTTTGATGATTATGAAGAAGGCGGATTCACTGTTACTGATATTAGTGGAGGAAGTTTAACTTTCACTAGTCAAGCCAATAGATATACAAAAGTAGGAAGAGTAGTTCATATCATGGTAAATATAACTTTTCCTACAACTAGTAATGCTAACGCAATGAAATTCGGTGGTGTACCTTTTGCCATTGAAGGTGGAACCACATCAAGCGGAGTAGTTAGTTTGGCTGGTGGGTATGCTAATGGAGTTCAAATTCATATGGATTCTGCTGGTATGCACGCAACTTATGATGGATCTTTAGCAATAGGAGGTTTTAGTAATAACCAGTTCTCTGCAAAGCAAGTCTGTTTCGCACTTACTTATTCGACATAATTATGAGCCAATTAAAAGTAAACACAATACGCCATACAGGAGCATCAAGTGATGCGATTACGTTGGCTGCAGACGGTACAGCTGCTATAGGAGAATGTACAGCAAAGATTACTAATAATCTAAGTAACAGACGCATCAATATAAATGGCGATATGAGAATCGCACAAAGAAGTACGAGCACTTCTACTGATGATGGAGTTCATACTGTTGATCGTATGGTTTGCAACCGTTCAGGAGGAACATGTCAACAAGAACGAAATGCTTTATCCTCTTCTGATACAGGACCATGGGAAAAAGGTTTTAAATATAGTTTTAAACTAACTAATACTAGTGCATCAAGTTCGGAAGGTGCTTATAGAGAAATTCAATACAGAATTGAAGGACAAGATGTTAATGCTTGGATTCATACTTCTGCATCTTCTTATATTACAGTCTCTTTTTGGGCAAAGTCTAGTGTAGCTGGTACCTATTATATTTGGCTAAGGTCAAAAGGTGGTACTAATAAAGTTTATATCCATTCGTATACATTAGCAGCGAATACTTGGAAGAAAGTAAGCTTTACAACGCCTGGTGATTCTAATGTAACTATCAATAATGATAATACAGCTGGACTTAATATTAATATTGCAGTTGATTGGGGTACTAATTATACAGACGCAGGAACTTCCACAGGTTCATGGGCTTCTTTTGTAAGTGGGACTCGACTACCTAACTTTGCACAAGATTGGACTGGTACAGCTAACGCAACTTTTGAGGTGACAGGGCTTCAGGTAGAAGCTGGAGACGTTGCCACTGATTTTGAACATAGAACCTATGGTGATGAATTAGCTAGGTGTCAAAGGTATTGTTTTAACCTTATTACTCCTAATTGTGGTCAATACGCTACTCTCGCTATAGGTACTTATTACAATAGTTCTTCGGTTTATAGTCGTATTGCATTTCCAGTTACAATGAGATCAAAACCAACATTATTAACTAGTGATCTAACAGATGGTTATAATGTTTATAGTAGTGGGTCTGTTGATTTTATAAACAATTGGGTACTAGGTGCTAATCAAAGTGGTTCTAATGGGGCACAGATTTGGAATGGAGATGATGCCTCTGGAACAGGAGGAGAAGCTTGTATGATAAGAAGAGGTTCTTCTAGTACTGATTATTTTGTTTTCGATGCGGAGCTTTAACTATGGCATTATATAAATTAATAAAAGATAAAATGACAGGTGAGGTTAGTTCAGTTCTTAAAAATTCTAATTCTAAATTAAAAATTAGCATCCCATTTGATGCAGAAAACAGAGACTACCAAGAGTATTTAGAATGGGTAGCAGAAGGTAACACAGCGGAGGCAGCAGACTAATGGCATTAACACAAGTAAAAACAACAGGTCTAGCTGATGATGCTGTCACTACAGATAAATTAGCTAATGCCATAAATACAGAAAGAACGGCTAACACAGCGAAGCCAACCCTTGCTAATGACGGAAACAATAGAGTCGTTACAGGAGATGGATCAGGTGGTCTAAACGGTGAGGCAAATCTTACCTTTGATGGGACTAATTTAGGTATAAACACATCTAGTCCTAGCGATCTATTAGAGATACATCCAGCATCAAATCTTGACGGTTTAACTTTTAAAGACACAGGTGACACCTATCCTGCCCTCACTTTTGATATAAACAGGAGTGGTTCAGATCAATTTCTCGGCAACATTAGAGGAATGTGGAATGGTACAACAGTTGCAAATATTATTCTTGAAACAGGTAGTGACACAACAAACAAAGACGATGGAGTTATAACATTTAGAACTGCATCAGCAGGAACTCCAGCAGAAAGATTGCGTATCGAATCAGGTGGAAACGTAAAAATAAATGACGGTGATCTAGTTATAGGCGGTACTGGTCACGGTATTAACTTTGCTGATTCTCAGACAAATGCAGCAGGAATGACAAGTGAGACGTTAGACTCGTATGAAGAAGGCACATTCACTCCTAGCCTAAGTTTTGGTCAATCTAATACTGGTATTACTTATGACACAGCAGGAGCAGATACAACTACTGGGCATTATACAAAGATAGGAAGGCTAGTTAATTGTAGTGTTTATATTAAATTAACTTCAAAAGGTAGTGCTACAGGTGTTGCAAGAGTAGAAGGACTACCTTTTACTCCAGACACTAATAATGGGGGTAAAGGTTCTGCTTCAATTGGTTATTTTGCAGACATGGATTTAGATGCTCCTCTTACATTATGGACATCCGTAAATGGTACAAGTATGGTCGTAAGGCGAATACATACTAATTGGGATTACCTTGTAAATTGTGGTGAAGGGAATTTTAATAATACTTCTGTATTGTCCTTTTCTGTAAGTTATATAGTTCCATAAATTTAGACCGTTAGCACGTCTTAAAACTAAGCCATAAACCTGTTTAATTCGGAGAATTTCCCTAAATGGCAATAACAAAAACATTAGAGAACGACAAAATAGAGGTCGTCAATAAATGGAACGTACAGGTAAGAACTGCAACCGTCATCAAAGAAGATGGTAAAGAACTTACTCGTTCCTTTCATAGAAAAGTATTAGTACCAGGAACACTTGATGCAAGTGATAACCTAGTTGAAACAAGCATATCGGGCGAGGACGCAGATGTTCAGGCAATCTGCAATGCTGCATGGACTACACAAGTCAAAGCAGATTACAAAGCATTCTTAATTGCAAATAAGGATACCTAAAACTCCTAAGTCTCTACCTACAATGCAAGTCGAGTTTAAGCCGCCTGAAGCTCGTATTCCTGGGTATACCCCTATGGTGATCCCTCCAAGTGATCTGGAGGCTCCTGAAGGGGTAGAGGCAGAGGCTAAAGAAGAACAACCAACTGCTCCTAGCGTACAGTTACCTGTATTAGATATACAGTTACCTCTACCCACTGCAGAAGTAGTAGCTACTGCTACCTATGCAGCTGTAGCAGCTGTAGCAACTACCACTCTAGCTACGCCTTTCTTTAATCAAATAAAGAAAAAACTACAGAAATTCCTACAAGATAAGATTGATAAATGGAAGCAAAAGCGAAAGAAGAAAAAGGATTCTTCGGAAAATTAAAAGATGCTGCAGAAGACCAAGAACACCAAATACAAATATTAGGTACATTTGTTAGACTTGGTGTTGTGGTATGGAGTGGCTTTATTATTACATTGAACTATGTAGAAATACCAATGATTAAGAAAAGCCCAGGTGGTGATATAACTTTCCCTGCCAGTATCTTTACTGGGGCTTTAGCTACATTCGGCTTAACTACTGGTAACGGTAACGGAAAAAAGGAAAAACCAAAGACATGAAGAAATGGCTAGTACTCTTCTTACTGGCATCACCCACGGTAGCAAGAGCAGAATTAGTAACCCCGAATTTCACCCAGGGTTCGATGAACAGTACAACGACAACGACTCAAGAGATTGTAGAAGAAATAACTACGACAACCTATGGGTCTGCATTAAACAAATGGAGTGGGGAAAACATCACTCATACATCAGCCTCATCAGGAGGTTTAGCCGATTCAGATTCGGTATACACACTACATACAGCTGGAGATCCTTTCTCACTAGAAATAGTAGAAAGAGCAGCCAGTCAGGTACTATCAGTCGAAGTAATAGACAGAGAAATCGACGTTACTTCTACTACGGTATCCTTATCAGTCTTCTCTCAATAGCTCCAGTCCGTGCTGAAGGAGATAGGAATGTTAGTAATCCAGTTGCAGCTGCGACAGGTAATGTAACCAATCAGGCGGTACAATTCCAGAATAATGGAGCACCGTCTAGACAGCATTACGGTCCTAATATCAGCTGTAATGGAGCTACAATGACATTCTCCCCTTTCTATATGGGAAACCATACAACTCCATATGATATTGAAGGTGGAAGTATGCAGCAACAGAACTATACTGTAGCTGAAAACTGGGGAGGTCAAATTAACTTTATGATACCTTTAGACCGTGAAGGGTTGAGAAGATGTCGTAGTATAGCAGCTAGACAAGAAGAAAAGATGAGATTAGACTATGAATTAGTTAGAGTCTTAAAGTGTGCAGAACTGCAACAGAAAGGATTTATGCTACTTCCTAATTCTGATCTAGGTCATATGTGTAGTGATGTTGTACCAATAGCTAAATGGGAAAAAGATGTAGAAAAAGCTGTTGAAAAGAAATTAAAAGAAGAATGTAAACCTATTAAAAAGAACTGGAAACTATGGCAGAAGCAGAAGTATCAGTGTCCGAAGACACCAAAGAAGAAGTAAAAGAAGAACCTAAAGTCGAAGCAAAGGTTCCTGGGAAATTCTCAGCAAAAGCCACACGTGGCACACTCGACAGACGTTAAACTTAATCCCCTATTACAATGATCCTAATTATCAAGCCCATCCTTTTCGCCTTCTTGAAGTCAGATTCAGTTAAGAAGCTAGTAGTAGATTTACTTGAAGCTTATGTAGCTAGAACTGATAACAAACTAGATGATCAGGCATTGGAAATTGTTAAAAAGAAACTACTAACATAATGGCAAAAGCCAAAGAAGAGAAGTTTGATGAGTTACATAACCTTGTCACTAACGAATTCCTTAAGAGGGTTCGTAGTGGCGAGGCTACTACTCAAGACTTAAAAGCAGCCTGTGATTGGCTTAAGACTAATGACATAACAGGCGTTGCTTATGAGGGCAGTCCTATGGATAAGCTCAACAGAATCCTCCCTAAAGTAGACCCTGAATTAGTTCAACGGAGGTTATATGGCTCCAAGACGGGCTAAGAACCCAGGCAAGACTTCTAGATATTACCAATCTGCTAAAGGTAGGAAGTCTTATGAGAAGCAGAAGAAAAAACAAAAGAAGATTAATAGTACTCCTGCAAAGAAGAAGTACAGAAAGCTACTCTCTCGTAAACGTAGAGAGCTAGGTATTATGGGTAAAGGTGGTAAAGACGTATCACATAAAGGTAATCGTCTTAAGCTTGAAATACCCAAGAAAAATCGTGCCCGTGGTGGTGCAAAACGCAAATAACCCCTTTACTTAACTATGGCAAAAAACTCAATGGAGAAGCAGCTCGATCTAGTGAATAAAGCAATTGATTATGCAATTTCAATAGAAGAGATGGCTAATGTAAAAAATTTTGATATAAAAACTGAAAGAGGAAAAGCTAAATATAATTTAGCTAAAACTAAAGCTCTTAAAGCTTGGATTAATTATGATGGAGATAATCCTTATATATTAGCTATTAGAAGAAAATATACAGGAAAGATTAGTAGTGGTGGAAGAGGAGGAGTTACTGTTGATTTTGGTCAAGATGATATACCACAAGGTCTTCATATTGGTTCTTTGAAAGACTGGACTTGGGGAAGACAAAATTTTAAAGTAAATAAATCTGGTACTCATATTTCAAGCGGTCATGTAAGAGGCATGCCTACTGCAAAAGGAGCTTTAACTGAATTAAAAGAGAATCAAAAATGGATATTAAAATCATTATCAGTACCTAAATTAACTGGTAAAGATCTGAAAAATGTACCGTGGGCTGTTTTACATTCTAATGATCCAAACTTAGAGAAGTATTTTGGAAGATGGGATTTATCACCTAAAACTGGTGGAGGAGTTGCAAATCCATTACAAATAGGAGGTAGGTCTTGGTTAAGAAATCAGGAGGGTCCAGATAATCCATTTACAAGTGAAAGATGGGTTGATGATTATTATGATGCAAAAGAAGGTACAACAGTTACAAAGAGAGGAAAACTTTTAGGTATTCTCCCATATACTAGAACTAAAAAAGGTCCACAAACATTAAATCATCCTGAGTATGGTGTTAAAACAGATCACTTCGGAGATACAACATATAGTGGTTCACAAGAAAGTAAAGATAAAGGTTCAGTATTAAAAACTAGAAGTTTAAATTCTTCATCTTCTTCTTCTTTATCTATTTCAGGTGATACAGTATATGGTGGCGGTGGTTGGTTTGGTAGTGGTACAGATATACGTACATCAACTGGTGGTTCAACTGCATTAACTATACATAAAGGTAATGACTATTATGTTGGTGGTAGAACTATAAAAGCTGGAGATCAATTAGGTGTATTAACTAGAAGACAACGTGCATTATATGATAAAGATAATCCACATTATATGAACTAGCCATGGAAGAAGAAAAAAGAGTACCTAACTATAACCCTAGAGAAGACGATAGGGTATATGATGGTACTAAACTTCTTGATGCCATTGAAACAGGTGCTAGTAGATGGTACCAAGATGAAAGAACACTAGAGGGTTGGGAATATCTTAACCCTTTCAGTGTTGCTACAGCTGGAGCTATCCGTGGTGTAGAAGGTGTAGGTTGGGTCTTAGGTAATACTCCTGTAGCTGGTGATCTCTTAAGAGGTATTGGCTGGGCTGAAGATAGACTAGCTGAAGGTGCTAGGAATGTTAGTGGTGTTTTAACTCCTAATCTAGATCCTCGCTTTGCTGGCTGGGGTACTAGATTAGGTACAGCTATTCTTGCTGATAAAGGTATCAGGAAAGTAGCAGGTGCTACTAAAGCTACACTTAAAGAAGGAGCTGAAAGAGCTGCTGTAAGATCTGGTAAGAAGTACACTAGTACTCGTCCAGAAACGATGTCTGATGTGTGGAGAGATGACTTAGCTGGTCCTAGAAAAACATTTGAGAGAACTAATAAGAGAGGATACTATCCAGAGAATCCTCCAGCTGATCCTTGGATGGATGATCCTAAAGAGATAGCTAG